TTTGGTCAATATAAAATACTCCATTTGATTGAGTATACTGCGGATCTAAACCATATCTCCCCCCAGCGAAATCAGAGCGAGTAAGTTCTCTTGCGTCTCTACTGTTAGAGTCTACCAATATGTCATCATTAGAGCTTTGGAATCTTTCCCAAGTTTCGGACTCCTGTGCATAAAGAATTTCCCCGTTATTGTCAAATGTGTATTCGTAGTTGCTATCCTGTATAATAGGTAAAGGGTTGCTGGTTTTAGAAGTTGGATAAATTATTCTTTCAACTCCGCTTTCGTCAAGCCAAGTTAGCTTTACATAGTTAACATAGTCTTGTGGTAAAATCATATACAAAGTAGGTGGAACTTCTATCTCCTGTGATTTAATAGATTGCAGGGTATCAAAATTTAACTCCTGAATACCGCGCTGTGCATGGAATGCAATGTCGGATCTTTTTACTTTAGATATTATTTTATCTTCTCCAACATAAGCTACAACAAAGTTATTTACTATGTCCTTCAGTGTTATATATTGGTAGTCCCCATAATTTTCGTCTAAGCTATTCCATACGCCGTCTGGCCCCTCGTAATATTGTTCGTTACTTATATTTATTAATGGCATATGTTATGATTTTTCTTGTTGGATAGTTTCTACTTCCTCCTGGTTGATGGCGTTGTACATGTTAAAGTCTTTAATCAATAGCCCTGACAACTCTAGTATTTTTATAACTAATTCTGTTTCTTCAGAAGGCTCAAGCTCAAAGTTTACTGAATTTGAGGCATCATACAAGGGTTCATCAAAAACAATTTGATATGCCCATTGTACAGTGGCCGGTGTTCTAATATAATTACAGCTAACGCTTGACGTAAGCTCTGCGTCGCCGTATACCTTAACGCCCTGCGTGTTTTGAGCGTATATAGGACGTCTATTAACGGGCCTTGTTAATGGAGATAAGTTTATGTATAATAATTCGTTTTGATTAATTCTTTCAGCCTCTACAAGCTCCGTTGTAGCTGTGAATCCATCTGTGATAGCATTTGTATATACAATACTTCCTAGCCTATAAAGATCAGCCGGAAGATCAAAGTGAAGAGTTGTTTGGTTATATGCTAATGACGCGGATGTTTTAAAAGGGCTTATTTTTTGATCAAGTATGGTTAGCATATCTGAATACTCGGTGTCATTACCGTGTAATCTTCCAAATTGATTTATATCATAAAAGTATTGCTCAAATAAATCTTGCTGTGCTTGATTAGCAAACAAGTTAAATTCCTGAGCGGTTACATACCCTCGCTGTTCTTTATTTAATATACCTAAAACTCTTTGATATACTGTGTTTACATTTATTGGCATATTGTTGTTTATTATTAGTTATAGTAATTAGGCCACTATTACAGCGGCCTAGCTACTATAATTAGTGACTTATAATTTTTTAATTATATGTTTGTAAACGTCCATACCTTCATCTGTTTTGAAGAATACTGCTAACGCGGAATATGGATGCTCGTCAAATGGCACTGTCATTAATTTTCGGCCGGTTTCGCCATAAGAAAATGTTCTTTGATCTTGTGATAAAGATATAATTCCTTGCTGTACCGCCTTTACACCTATATTTCTTAACTCTACATTTTCATCATTTGCAAGTTGTAAAAACAATATAGGGTTTCTTTTAGCAAAAACTAATCCATCTCTTTTTAATTCGCTAGAAGATAATAAATCTACTCTTTCACCGAACTCCACTCTTAATATTGCTTCTAATCCTTCGATGTCCATTTCTTTAGCAGCCAGCAAAGCTTGAATTTCGTAGTTAATGTATTCTACCTCATTCATTGCTTGCTCTCTTGGCTTGTCTTCAGAAAAATATTTGTTTCTTAAAGGGTGGTATAAAGATAATAATTTTTGTAAATTTTGTTGTTCTTTTGGAACATACAACCTTCCGTCTCTAAAAACTATTCTACCTAAAGTTGATTGCCCTTTTTGCTCGTCTACAAATACAGACTTTTGATTAGTGGCATATCTTAACTCTCTTTGATATCCGAGTTTTTCGTCAAAATACAGTAAAGGAAACTTAGCACTATGTTTAGAGGCTAAAGAATAAACTATAGGTTTTCCTAATCTGTCTACCAGATTATAAAGCCTATCTTTTATTTCCCACACTGGTTCTACTGGTTGTTGTATTTTTTCTTTTTTTGTAATTTTTGGTTGAGGTGCAACCTCGGGTTTTTCTACTGCTTCAGCTTTTTTCGCCATGATATAATAAAATTAAATAATTAATAAGAGTAATAATTACCCCCGTCGATATAACGAGGGTAATAATTACATTAATTTGCCTTCTTATTAGAAATTTTGTGTTTTCTTAAGAATAACAAAGTTATTAGCTCCTTGAACACATAATGCTCTTTCTGATAAGAAATTAACATTCATAGCGTCCTCTTCGCTCGTGTAGTTGCCACCAACAGAACCTGTAATCCAAGATTTCAATCTACGATCGTCAGCTTCAGAAGCTCTGTAGCGTACGTGTAAAAATGGTCGTTGAATATTTTGTCCTAAAATTTGGTCGTAAACCGTAGAGACACCTGCAGGTACAATAACTCCAAGAACGTCATTAACCATTCCTCTTGTAGTTGAATCATTTAGGTATTTCCAGTCTGTCTTATAGAAATCGTAAGATCCTCTTCGGAATCCGCTAAATCCTAAGTTAAGTGCCATATCTTCAGAATTTTCAAATACACCATAAGATGTACCTCCACTTCCGTAAGAATTTTGCGCAGCCAACATGATGTCGATATCCAAAGAAGTGCTACGATCTAAGAACAACATGTTCTCTTCAATAGCCCCTTGCTTATCTAGCTCTCCTAAAATTAAATCAAACTCTCCAATACCAGTAGCTGGTACAGCGTTTGCAAAATCAGGATCATTAAAAGTTAAGCCTCTACTTTCGATAGCAGCAAAAAGACCCTCAGATCCAGTAAAGCCATTATCACCAGCAGAATCTCCACCGCCTCCACCGTTGTCTTGTACGGCTTCAATCATAGACATTTCTAAATAATCTTCAAAACGTAACCTAGCTTCATGCTCAGACTTTAGGTACCATAGGTATCCTCCAGTTCCAGCTTCAGTAGTTACTTCAACCCACCCAATTTGAGCAACGTCTGAACCGTTTACTGCATACTTTTCTCTAAGTATGATAGGTTTGTTGCTGAATTGTGTGAATTTAGCATTTGGTTGTGCCGCAACAACAGAAGAGCCTTTTTTGTACTCAGAACCATAAACAAATACGGCAACATCAGTAATGTCCCCAGCAGGTGTTGGTAGAAGTGCATTCAAGTCTTGAGCGTTGTATGGAGCCACTGCTATAGTTGTAGCTGTGCCATCGCCTCCGGTTGTTACTCTTGCCTTAACAACAACGCCGTCTTTTGCAATAATAACTGTCTGGCCTGCGTTAATCAATTCCGCTTTTTCAGCTGCACTCTGTAACCCAGCAGTTCCCGCTGGATCAGCTGTAAATTGAATAGTGTTATTTCCAGCTTGCGCTACTGTAATTGAACAGTCATCCATTGCGATGTGTAGTCGCCCTTGTTCAGACCATACAATTTGGTCAGAAGCCATTGGCATTTCTGCTCCTACCATGCGTAAGAATCCAGAAACAGTACGGTTACCGTATCTTTCTACTTCTTTTTCGTACACTTCTGGTAAAAACTGTTGTGTAAAATCCATGTCAGCTAATGAAAGGTAGTTGTCCGCAAACAACCCTTTAGTAGGACGTGGAGTTTGGTGATTTAATTGGGCACCAATACCCGGTGTTGGAAAACTCATAGTTTTTTAATTTTAAATTGTTTATTTTTTTATTTTTATCTTTAATCTGGAAGAATCTACACCATTAACAGATCGCACTTTCCAGCCGTTCTGAAGAGTCGTGTTTTCATGAACCCCTCTCGGATCCATATTGACATTCTTCGTTCTGGCCATACTGTCTTTCATAGCGTCGGCTTTGCCTTGCTCATAAAAGTGTTTTGCGACTGCATCAGGGTTCATTGCAGTAAATAGAGATTTATGATAACCCCTAGCATCTGACATTTCATTTTTATCGTTTAAGAACTTCTTAACAAAATTATTAATGTCGCTTTGAGTAGTCTTTACCTCGCTTGCATTTTTAACATTAAACCTATACTTTTTGTCTCCAACTTGATATTCAAAACCTTTGAAATCTTTATTAAAAACCTGATTGGTCTGATTTAAAAACGTAGTTTTTTGCTGCGTTGCTTTCTCTTCCTGTTTGTTATAGCGGTTGAAAAATTCAACTGCTTTTTGCTGTTCTGGATTTAATTTTGATCCAGCTTTAATTTCTTCGTAATATTTAGACTTTAATCCATTTAAGTGATTCTTAGCCTTTGCTAGCTCTTCTTTATAAGCTATTTTCTTTTTACGGACATCTCTTTCCTCGTCTAACTCTTCGTCATAAGAAAAATTGTCTTCCATTAAAAAGTCAATTTCTTCTTTATCAAGATGAGGTTTTGTGTTTTCGTAATATTCTTTTAACAATTGTGCTTCATTTAATGACGAATAATCGGTATTTAGCTTTACATAATCCTGTAAGCTGCCGCCGGTTTCGTTCATAAAGTCAACAACTTTTTGAATATTTTCAGGTAATTCAATACCTGTTTCTTTTTGTTCCGCAATTGCTTCTGCAACATCCTCGGTTAGTTGCTCTGTTTGCTCTTGAACTTCTTCTTCTATTATTTCTTCAAGTGCTGATTCCTCGACTTGCTCGGGCTCCCGTACTTCTTGAACCACTTCTTCGCTACTTGTCTCGTTTTCGGGTTGCTCGACAACATCATTGCTGTCATCTGGGCTTTCGTTTTGAATGGCATTTTCTTCCGTGTTATTTAATTCTGATAAATTAACTTTAATCGTGCCATCTTCGTCCTTTGTTACGGGGCCTGATTCTTGCACTACTTCCTGTTTAATTTCTTCAGGATTAGTTGCTTCGTTTTCTTTGTTTTCCATGATAAAATATTATAAAATTACTACTATTACTATTATTACTTGGGCTCGAAAGAACCTAAGTCAAATCCACCTCCTAATATATCGTTTCCGCTAGATTCGAAGTTTTTTGGTGGCGTATTATTTTTTCTTTGATCAATTAGCTCGCTTTGCTGAGAGCCTTGCATTTTAATTCTTTTGTCTTTTCGGTCTTCTTTGGAATTCTCAATAGTGTCTTTTTGCTGAGTGTCCATGTTCCTAAGCTGAATATTGTATTGAAATTCTAAATTCATTAGTTGCATTTTGGACTGAACCTCTAATTGCATTTTTCTTTCAGCAAGCTGTGCTTCGATTTGTTTTAGCTCTATTTCTTGTTGTTTTAAAGCTTGATTTTTTTGCACTTCAGCTTGAGCTGCTACCTGCTGTGCTTGAGCATTAGCTTGGGCTTGGGCTTGAATATTTTGCTGTTGCATTAGCTGATCACGCTCTTGCTTTTTCTTTCTTCTTAGCTTTAATACTTGGTTAGCTAATTTAATATTTTTTATTTCCCTGATGTCTATAGCGTCAGAAAGTTCTATTAAACCTGCAGACAACGCTGTTTGAATATTATTTTCTAGCTGCTGTTTTTCTTCCTCATCTGGTGTTAGCTCTAAGAATATACCAAAATCGTACAAATGTAACCCACCCATTTCTTCAAGAGTAGCTGCATTGTGGCCGCCTATCTTCTGTATAAAAGCATCTCTTGTAGGTGAAAATTCTAATATGTCAGATATTCTAAGAGATAAGCACTCCGCTAATGTAGCCGTTAAATATAAACCTCCATTAAGAATGTGCCTTGTAGCAGTGTTACTATTTGCCGCTGCTATTTTTTGTATACCCACCAAAGCTCTTGAATCAGGCGTACTACCGTCTCTAGCTTCGTTTAGACCCGTTGTGTCTCGAATCATTTGTAGATAATAATTATACGTATTAATTAAGGCCGCCATTTTATTACCCCCAGAACCGCTTGTTATTTCTTGAATAGGCACTTTGCCCGGGTTCATATCACCTTCTTGAGTAAACGACCTACCAATTACAGAACCTGTTTGGAAAAACATATTTAATGCTTCTTGAGGATTGTAATTTGTTCCGTTACCTAGGTCGACTTCGGCTAAGCCGTCAGCGTCAAGATAAACACCATCTGGTACCATACGAGATAATACCTGCTGCAACTTTAAATGCGTAAGTTGTATCATATCAGCAAAGCCTGTTATACGACTCACTAAAGACTCAATTTTGCCTTTGTACATTCTCGGGGCAACAATACTGTAGTTCATTAATACTTTGGTATAGTCGCTTTTTGGCCTCATCATATTTTTAGCCATTTCCCACTTTAACAAATAGTCTGTACCTAGTATTAATACTCCTTCGTATAAAACCTCTAAAGACCTTGAAAGCTTACCAAATTGTTCTTCTAACATCTCTACAGGTGGATCAAATTGATCATCCCTTAAAACTATTTTACTAGCCCCTGTAGCGGTTTCCTTAATCTTGTAAACCTCGTTCATGTAGGTTTTAAAATTAAAATACAGTACCTGCACTGTATTAACGTCTGGAGACGCAGAGTTGTTTAATGGTCTGTTATAAAAACTATTGCTTTGGTAAGACGTTTTAGATATTTTTTCTAAATCATCATTTGTTAAACTTGGGAATTGCTTTTTAAGATCATTTATTGTAATGTCTTTTACTTCACCAACATAGTATATATCTTCAAAATATGGCGATTCAGTATATGAGTAAACTAAATTAGCCGGGTCTACATAATCAACCACCACACCTTCTGATAATGTAAATCTGTTTTTTACAGCTCCAATACCTATCGTAGTTAAATCATAATAAGTTCTTCTTTGCGTAAGATCATAAGAATTACCCTCTAGCAAAGTGTTTATTGCCTGCTCTTCAGCTATTTCTACAGCTTGCTTGTAGGTCAGCTGCATGTGTATTTCTAATTCTTCTTTTGTTTCAGGTAAATCCTCTACATTTGTTTTAAATATAGATATACCAAATTCATTTTGCACAAAATCTGATAGGTCCTTAGCGTGCATATCTCTAAGAACATCTTCCATATATTGTGTTCTTTTGCTCACCCCATACGGATCTTGAGAATATGCTTTTATATCAAAGTTCCTTTCCGCCATACCGTTTACTACGATATCTACAAACTTAGGAATAATAGGCACAGGCTTCCAATCTAAATTCAAATAAGATAAATCACCGTTTATTGACAACTCATCTTTGTATTTTTGTATAGGCTGTTCGCCCCTTGCGTATAATCGTAATTTATGAAAAGTGTGTTGGTTACTAACAAATCTATTTGAATTAGCTCCAGAATCTGTTTTGAACCACTCGTCTTGAATTGCTCGTCCAACTTTTAAGCCGTATTCCGAAGAAATTTTTTCAGCGTCACTAGCAACTTGACTAGGGAAAGAACTTTTTACAACTGATTCAGCCATACTTATTTTATTATTTTTGAAATATTACTGCCATTATTATATTTAGCAATATTTAAATTTAGTTTTTGTTTTTGTGTTGAAGGTATTGGTCTATAAAGGTTTTTATTACATGCCATTATAGCCAGCCCGCTACTTATTGCGGCATCAAATTTTGTTCTTTTGTTTATATCAAACTTAGACCAATCATTTAATGTTGAACTAAAATACAAGGTGCCGTAACTATTATCATCCAGCAAACCTACGTGTTTATCTATATAGCTTTCGATAGCTGCTGCGTGTGCTTGCTTTATATCCTCGCTTGAGTTCGGTATCCCGCCTATTTCCTTTTCTGCTACGGAAAGTTTATTCCATAGCTTATCTGGTCTGTTCATTGAATAGCCCCTGTATCCTCTTCTTTTTAAATAATACAGCAATCTAGGTTTATTATTTTCAGCCAATAACGGCATTCCATAAAATACTAAAGCCATAAGTACATCTTCAAAAAACATTTCAGCTGTTTGTGGCCGTGCTATATATTCTAAAAAAAAATGATTAGGAGGTGCATTTTCCATTGAAAATTTAGTTAATCCGTGCAAAGCACCTTTTGACCCACTCCCCCCTACTGTTCCTGATATGTCATAGCTATCACAGCCAAATGCCCCTATATGATCATTACCCGGATATTTAACACCGTTTTTTATTACCTGCCTATTTTGCAGGCCACGGTCTGGAACCCAGCTAACTTTAAACCTTCCCTGGGGATTAGGCGTAAATCTTACTTTAGTATCTTTAATACCGTTTTCCCAAGAAAAACTCCCAGTGGTAACAACGCTACTATTCTTTAAGTCTTCGTTATAGTCTATTTGTTCGTATATTTTTACTAAATTAAATATACTGTTTTTAGTCTCATCCCGGAACGCATGCTCCTCTGTTCGTGGAAATTGCCTATAGAACTCATTTAGAGCATCCTGATCGCCTTTTAATCCCTCAACCTCATTATCCCAATGTTCTATAACCCCGACGTCTATAACGTCTCCATATGGTCCCTCACAATGCTTAAGTGGGGTTTCGAATACAGGCATCCCAAAAGAATCAATGAATCCTTCGTAATTCCATTCCATAGGTATGAACAAAGAATATAATCCTGACTTAGTTTGTCCGTTTCTATTTCGTTTGGTAACATCAGAATCATTATATAATTTTTTAAAGTTCTCTCCTCCCTTGTCTAATGCGTTCGACGTTGAGCCCATCATACATTTGCCAATAATCCTGGCTCCTAATCTTAGTGTCGTTTTTGTAACCCTCCAGTTATTAAGGATGTTGTCTGGCCTTTCCCACTTCCCCGATTCATCGTGGACGAGAAGTTTAAGTTTTTCCCCATCGTAGGAGTTGTCGCCTGTGTTCTTCCAGTCGATCGTGGTATCAAGCCCCTCGAGTAATTCTTTATCTTTCTTATTTTGTATAGACTTCCTAGTGAGTCTACTGGCTGGAATCCTATAGGCAAGCTCGGTCTTTGGCCTGTCCATACCGTCCTGGATGGGTTTGAAAAAGAACGGGTAGTTGACGGATATTGGTACAACCTTGTCTGTGAACATTTTCTTAGCATCCGCTCCAGACTTAGACAAGATACCGTACCGTGCATCTGACGTAATTGTCGCCAAATTAACGGTCTCTGCTGAAGACATAAATGAAAATCCTGAACGGCGGTTTTTAAGGTAACACATTCCGTAAGATCGTGCGTCGGCTTTACAAGCCTCCCAGAATATGAAGAATAGTCTGTTTGCTTCCCTAAAGTCTGGCTTCCCAACGTCAATCTTGCTCCACTGCAAGTACATAAAGTGAGCGCCAGTAATGTAAGTAGCCATGCTCTTATTATTGAACCAATGGCCTTCGTCTCTTTTTTTAAATTGTTCATCTATATATGGTTCCCATTTTTCTTTAAAATCGTCTGGATAATCGCGCCAATCAAATACACTAGATATATTTTTTAGCTCTCTAGGGTATTCCTCTGGCGTCCATTTATCGTAAGTTTTATCTAATTTAGCCGGAGCTTTTGGTAAAGCTATTTTTAACCCTTGTATTTCGTAAACTTCTCCTATTTGGCCGGTTTTACTAATAACGACGACATCATGCTCTTTGCTATACCCATACTGCCATTTTTTACTTTTATTTAGCCTAGATATAGTGTTTAATTTAATAGGAGTTATAATCTTTAATAAAGCCTGTTCGTACATTACTTAGATCTTTTTTCAGCAAACCCCTTAAACGACTTAGGCTTATCATCTTCTTTAGGTTTGTTATCAATTATTCGCTCCTCCTCGTCAATACGATTTAATATTTCAAACGCATCGAATATTGCTAATTTTTTAGTGGCTGCCGCATTTTTTAATCTATCAGCGGAAATATCATCATCAGAATCCACAATAGCCTCCTTGGCTACTTTAATTAATTCCTCAACTGCTTTATGCCCAGCTTGGATTATATTCCTCTTCGTTTCCTTGATATTCATATTTAATTGTAATTTGATTTGCAGGAACTCTATATAATTTTTCTTTGTTTATATAAAAATCGTATTCAAAACCCAGCTTATAACCTATCAAAGCGCCTTGTTCGATGGACCCATCAGTGTACTTTACAATACCAATTCCGGGTTTTTCAAAATCTATAGAAAACATTTTGTCTTCTTTTAAAGGCTTTATAAAACAAAAACCTTTTAAGCACTCCCATTCTTTTTTTTTGACTGCAAAAATTTGATTCTCGTTAACAAGATATTTATTTTCCTCAAGGTAGCTCCTGCTGTTTTTTTCTTTACCCCTAATGTCGTAGAATCTTCTAAAAACATTGTGATGCAGTATTACTTCGTCGCCTTTTTTAATGTTGGTATTATTTATAAGCGGTTCAGAAATTACAATACCTATTCTATTGACGTAATTGTGATTTTGAAGCTCGGTATTTAAAATAATATTTTTATTACCTACGTTCTTTATTGAAGTAGTGCTTTTACCTTTAGGAGTTACTATAAAATCTAATAATGAATTCATTAATAGTCTAAATTATATTCTACAGATATCGCCATATTCTTATTAAAATCTTTCCACGGCAGCACTTCGTCTTTCTTTTTAATATATATAGAGTACTTTTCGTCTTCTTCTATTATATTATATATAGTATGACCACCATACACCTCCTGACCGACAGAATAATGCATGGCGTCATTCTTATAATTTGATCCAATGCTAATCTTCCTTATTAACATTTTCTTTTATTTCTCCAGTATTTATATCAACACTAACATCTCCATAAGCTTCTTTCAGTTCGTCTTGGAATTTTTGTAAGCCCACTTGAGATTCTGAAACCCTATGCAATATTTGGTGCTTTTCAATATCTAGTCTTCCTAATTCTAATTGTAATTTATTAAAATTATTAATTAATGTTTTTAATTCTTCTAATTCTTCTTTTTTAATTTTTTTTGTTTTTGCCATTTTATTTAATTTAAGTGTTTAACATATAGTTAAGTATTACGTATTTACGCGTTACTTTAATCCTCTATCGTCATAGTTACTGAAGCCGGGTTTTCTAGTTCATCAATTTGTGAAGCAATACTGCCTTCAATAGCTTCAACTTGCTCTTCACTCATAGCTTCTTTTGTCCAGCCCGCAACAACTTCGTTTGTTAATTCGTCAAAAGGTATAAACTCAGTTTCAGGATTTAAAGTTACTATTTGAGTTCCAATATTAGTTGCTGAATAATCTTCTTTGACCCCTGTTACTCTCCAGTGTACATTATACACTACATTTGTCTCACCCTCTTCCTGAGGGTATACATCTACCGTTTTGCAATTCCAATCGTATGTTATCATTATTTTTATTTGTTTATTTTAAAATTCTAGGTATTCTTAAAGTATCTATTTGTTTTCCGGATTCTATATCTAAAATTTCATATGTTACGGTTTCATCACACACCATCATTCTGCCTAATAGCCCTATTGGCCTACCCTTACATCCAAACACAACCGTTGATCCGCTTGATCCATCTTTACCATCTTTACCATCTGCTCCAGTAGGTCCAGTAGGTCCAGTCGCGCCCTGAGGCCCCTGAGGCCCAGTGCTTCCTGTATCCCCTTTTTCCCCTTTAGAGGTAGCTGTTGTTGAATCTTTACCAAAGGCGGCTTTAACAAAAGCGTGCACCTCTTCTAGGTCTTGTCTTATATTTTCTATTTCTTTTAAAAGATATATTGATTTTGTATAGTTATCATGGTCATTTAAAAGCTCAGTTATATCTGATACTGCTGCTATTTCTGAAGCCACTTTAGATTGTACGACTATCTCTCCATTAGAATCTTTATAGGCTCTTGTTGTGTCCCCGCTTTTATAAAGCTTTTTTGTTCTTATGTTATCGTTTATATTAGCCATATCAAGTAATGTTATATTCAAGTGTTATAGTAATAGCTACGCCTCCCATGGTTTTAGATGTTCCAAAAGCCTCTGTAGTTTGATACAAAAGACCTATTAAATCTCCAGCATTAAAAGTAAAATCACTGTCTGCAAATTCATAATAAGCGGTCATGTTTGTACTAGCAGTATTAGCCACAGTTGCAGCGTATGTTGTTGCAGATGTAACATTGTTTACGTGTTTTTTAAAATTAACTGCAGTTGCAGTAGGTGTTGAACCCCCTCCGTGTCTTACATATACTTTTTTAACCCTGCCATCATAAGCAGCAACCATTCTATTGTATGCTTGAGCGCTAGTTACCGTGGCTGTAGTATTGTAAGAGGTAAAATAATAGTTAGAGTTTTCTACTTTTTCAGCCCCATAACTAATTACGTTTTGTTTAATATAACCTTTATAAGCGTCTGTAGTTGCTGTTGCTTTTACAGCCCCATTAACTTCAAGTTTTTCACTTGGGTTAGTTACCCCTATACCAGCATTGCCTGTTGAGGTTTTGATTGTAAAAACATCTGAATTATTAAGATTTACAAACATTCCGCCGCTACTAGCATCACCAATCAGCCTTATTCTAGCCAACGTATAAGGTGATGTTCGCTTATAATGCGTCCATTCAGACCCAATAAACCCTGGATTTTGGTGCCAGGAAATTCCCCCCATGTTTGGAGAACTATTGTTCGCATAAGCATAGAGGCCCTGAGTAGGATAAGTAGAGGTGGAGTTTAATCTTATGTTTCCATCTTGCACAGTAAGTTTATCGGTAGGGCTAGTAGTCCCAATGCCTACTTTGCCAGCCATATCACAAGTTAAAGCTGTACTAAAATTAGATTTTAAAGTAAGAGTAGTAGCTCCTAATATTACACCTGACTGATCTAAATTACTTGTTCCAACAGAAAATGCAGCTGAATAACTATCAAGATTTAACCTACTATTGCCCGATACATTATTAAGTCTAAAAGTATTGCTTCCTGTGTTATGAATTAAAGATCCTTCTTGAGTTCCTGATGAATTATCGAAAGAAATAGTGCAGGGCGCAACTGATAAGTCTGCTTGTAGTTTTAAAGTAGGCGCAACATCATAAATGTGTAATTTAGAGCTTGGACTAGTCGTCCCAATACCTACTCTTGATGTTCTACCGTCTACGACTAGTATCTCTGACCCTGCACCCCAGCTATTACCTATTTGTACATATCCTTTCGTAGTACCGTCTGCTATGTGCGTAACAGCCATTTTACTTGTAGTTCCTTGAGTAAACCTTAAACCGTTATATGTTTGACTTGCGTTAGAATTAACTAAGTCTAATAAAGAACCTTGACTAGTTCCCTCAAGTTTTGTAGTAACTATAGCAGTGTCTCTAACGTGCAGTCTTCTATCAGGACTAGTAGTTCCAATACCAACGTTGCCTGAAGAAGATACAATTCTCATAAACTCACTTGAGCCTGATCCAAATACTAAAGGTTTTGATGTATCACTTGATCTCATATATGCTGAGCTGATACTACCATCATATCCAAAAATAGCTCTACTTCCTACCATTGATATATAATTACTATCAGAAGAAGAACCTCCACTTTGTATTTTTATATTTCCAGCTACTTCTAATTTTTCACCTGGACTAGTAGTTCCAATACCAACGTTGCCGTCTCCTTTTACATTAAGTATAGGGCTGCCAGCATTTTTTCTAATAACAAAGTCAGGCTCTGTTACTCCACCGTCCATTCTAAAATCAAAACCACCGTAATTATCTGCTGCTTCGTCTTGAATGCTTTCAAACCTAACGTTGTCATCCATTACTTTTATAGATAGCGCTTGGCTAGTGCCTCCCAGTCTTGTTATGTAAAATGGAGTTGTTCCAGTATTAGTGTTGAATTGAGCGCCCCCGTCTACGTCTAACTTATGATCTGGACTAGCCGTTCCAATCCCTACCCTATTATTAGCAGTGTCTGTGTACAACACGCCGTTGTCCACGTCAATTCCATTAAGAATTTTAATTGACATAAATTAAATTATTATTTTAATATTAGCTATAAGCTACTGTACCCGTTGTTGCCCCTTTTAATGATGTAATAAGAACTTCTATGTTATTTGTTGGAACCGCTGAAAAGTAAATTGTAACCTTGCTTGTAGAGTTTGTACCTGCTTTGGTTTTTCTTTCTACTAAGGCAAATACCGTTTCCTTTGTTGTGGCGTCAAACAATTCAACCATTACGTCTTCAGTACCTAAGCCGTGATTGATCTCAGCGTATAAGTTTGCACCTGAAACTGAAGCCGCTGAAATTGTTGCTGTAACTGATTTACAAGCCAATGTGTCTGGTGTCAAAACTCTAGAGCCGTCCACACCAGCTAAAACTTCCGCACAAGTTGCTAATTCTACAACACCTTTATTTGTTGTACTAGCGTTTTCAGCGCTAAATGTTATTGTTTCGTTACTTGACTGGTTCAAAGTAAATGCTCCTCCTCCGTCTAATCCATCGCCAGCGTTTAGAGTTATAGTAGCGTCGTTTGGAGCAGCTCCAGCAGCAACCCAACTAAATGAACCATCGCCGTCAGAAGCTAATAAATAACCTGAAGTTCCATTACCAGAAACATTAAGCTCAGTAGCTCCTACAACATTAGCGTCTATATTAGCGTTTAAAACAACATTTGCAGCACCATTAAAACTAACCGCACTGGCTGTAATATCGCCAGTTATAGAAAAGTTTCTTGAAGTTTCTAGTCTTGTAGCTGTAACAGCATTACCTTCTAAGTCGGCAATTAATGTACCTGTAGTAGCAATTGTACCCGTGCCAGCTGGTTCTGTTGTGGCAATACCTAAAGAGAATTTAGGTGTTGAAACGCCAGTACTAGCATCATACCACATACCTGGGTATTTTGTCCCAGAAGAAACAATCTTACCGTACCAACCGATATCTGAAGCGTTAGCTGTATTATCTTTAGCGTACTTCATCATATTGTCGCCAATAGCAACAGTTGTTGAGTCTATAGTTGTTGTTGTTCCTTGAACATCTAAGTTACCACCTATTGTTACGGTTGTTCCGTCATCTGAAATAGAAGAGTCTTCTATGCCTGTTCCTCCTGTTGACCATTTTGGCACTGTGTTTGCTGTGCCAGTGCCTGTTACTGTACCCTGATTAGCAGCGTCTATAGTAATCTCATTACTTCCGTCATCCGTTAGCGTTATATTTGTTCCGGCAACAAATTTCACAACGTCCTGCGACGCATCACTACCGTTTAAAAGCAAAACAACATCGTTCCCGGACTGGTCAGATTCTAAATCATAAGTTGTGTCGTCAGAATCTGGTAATTGAAACCTAGCTAAGTTTATAGCCGTAACGTGGCCTGTTGCATTCGTGGTAACGCTTGATACAACATCAAAAGCATCACCGAAGTCTAATTGCGCGGGAAATGTATTCGTATCTGTCCTAGACGTGTTATCGTGAGATATATTTATTGTAACATTATCCGCGTCATTTGCTGTAAATGTTCCAGTGCCTCCTAAAACGCCTGTTCCTTGAACTGTTAATGTTCCATCGTTTACAGTTGGTATACTTGGAAAAGTTACTAAATTTCCTTGACCATTTACGTATTCAGAAGATGCACCATCAAAAGACAATGTTAGCGTACCATTTTGTATTATTGTATTACCAGAAGTTGCATTACAATCTGAATCCAATGTAACGCTAGTAATACCAGTATCAGTTCCATCTAAGCTAATCCAAGCGCTGCCGTTGTAATACTGCAGGGTATTCGTTCCTGTGTCGTAAATAAATTTACCCTCAACATTAGATGCGGTTGTTGTTGTTGTTTTGTGAAGTATCGCATTTTGTAATTCAGATACGCTTCGTAAGTCTAAGTGATTTAAAAATGGAATTGCCATATTTTTAGTTTAAATAAGCGTAACCACTTTCTGCGGCCGCTAGGTTAATTGTTAAGTTGTTTTGATCTATATATTGTACTCCAGCAAACGCTCCCACGTTTTCATATACCTGGTTACTGCTGGAGAATTTTATGCTAACGCTTGGAAATTTATTTAAGTTGTGATTTATAGTCCAAGTTGTTGAAGCGTTTATTTGCCTATGCGCATATGTTGCGTCCTGAGCATACATTGATATCGCATATATTTTTTCTAAAGCAAGGGAGCCGTTGCTAGATATGTGATCCAGCTCTACGTCATAATTATTTAAATTATTTACGTCTTCGGCTATGTTTGTAACATCAAATAATCCATAGACATTTGGGTCCACTATATCAACGAGTAATATTCTTTTGCCTCTATATTCTAGCAAAAAGTTTTGTATATTTTTATCACCCTTAGTAACTTCATTTAACTTTATAGTTGTTAAGCCACTTATTGAAGCACCATCTAATGGGCCATATAACCCTCCTGCTTCTATTGTGTCTACAAATTCCCAAGAATGTTGGCCATTTACGTTTACAAATCCTTTAGATAAAAACTCACCTAGATCCTCTAGTTTAAAGTTCTTAGTAAGTGACCCTGAAGAATCAGTACCTATAACCTTATCCTCTTTGGTTACGTTACTATCTATTGCATACGTACTAATCCTAGCCATTTAGTCTTTTTTTGTTATAGCTTTTGCTTTTTCCCAAGTTCTACCCACAAAGTAGGCTCCATACGCCGTTACAAGTAATGTTTGAAATATTGGTATATATTCTTCGGCTATACTAAATTCACCTATGTTACCATCAAAAAAAGCACAAACAGTAAATATAACAGTTAAGTATATAAGGACCATAGGTCTTATATTTTTAGATAAGAAGCTGTCGGACTCCATGTCCGCTTTCCACCTTGCTGTTACTTGCTCTTGTGCCTCTTTGTCAGCTTTCTCAAGAATTTCAGTTATTAGCCTATGAGCCTCCAACTTCTCTTCTTTGGTAGTAGTTAGTTTGTCAATAACATTACCAACTTCTTTGATAACGTTACCGGTTAACCATTGCCAAATTTTTTTCATTTTTTATAAGGGAATGCTTTATTTAATTTTTCTTTTCTTTTAGAACACCCGCAATCGCCCGGCATGCTATCAACAATTTTTTTAATACCCGTGGCTTTTGTGAATTTTTCTATTGAGTCTCCTAGTCCTTTTGATTCCATAATATTAACAGTTCCATCTTCGCCTCGCAGCTCTACCTCTTTCTGAGGTCCAACCTTTAGATCTAGCACAAAATGATTTTCTACGTTTCCAAGCCTTGCTACCCTTCTTTAATTTAGACGGGTCCTTAGTCACAGCTGTTTTTAGCTTGCTGCCTGGGTTATCTTTTTTATATTTGTCTACACCTTTTTTTGACATACCGCCTCCAGCGGCTGCCCCTGTGCCTGTTTTATTGGCTTTGTTATAATAGCCTTTTGATTTCTTACGCGAAGGTGCATCTCCTTTTTTAAGTAAAGGGGAAGATGGTGTCATTTGAAAAGCCATAATTTATTTTTTAGATCTGTAACCTTTCATTTTAAAAGTCCCGGCTTTGTTTGTCATTTTACCAACCCCTTTAGCCTTGCTTTGCAATCTTTGAGTCATATCCCCAAGAGAGCCTAAATTGTTAAACAATCCGCTGCCCTGAAGCTTTACGGGTTGAAAAGCATCACTACTCAATAAACTAGAAAATGAACTTACCGAACCGGTGTTTCCAGGTGGCGTTACGGTTGTAACAGCAGGTCTTGATTTACCAGCAAATTTGTTTAAGGGTTCTTCAAACTCGTCTCTAGTCTGCGTGCCCGGAGGAGCTTTCACAGGCTCTCCCCCTAACTGCTCAGACTGTAGTTTTCTGTCATATTGCATCCGCTGCGTTAGATACCTGTTACGCATACCAGTTGCTTGCTGTCCTATATTTTTACTTCTTGCAACAGCATTTTTTAATTGATCTTCGAAGGCCGTTAAGGTTTCTTGATTAATTTTACCTTTATCAAACCTTCTTTGCATTCTTTCAAGCTTTTTGGAGGCTTTCTTTACGTTCCTTGTAGCTATTAAGTTTGCGCGGGTGTTACCTCTAAGTTCTTGAGGCCCCATTAAATCTATGCTTGATCCGTATTGTTGTTCTGTTTCCTGCGGCTTATAGTCAACATTAACATCGCCCTCTGTGTTTTTAGTGCCTGTATGTCTTTCCATAAATCCGCCGCATCCTTCCGCATTTGGATTTGCCTTGCACTTATCTAGTTGTGTCTTATATTTTTTACACGCAGCTGAATTCGGGTCGTCACAGGCTTTCTTACCTGTATACGGCACCTTCTTGGTTCCTCCGCTGCTTGCGCTGCCAGTCCCTTTATAAAGATTCCCGTCGATTTCAACATCTCCTTCTGCACTTTTTGTGGTTTGTTTCAGCATAGAAGATCTAGCCTCCATAGTGCGTCTTGTAATTGGTTTATAGTTGTTCATAGTTGTTAGTTTTATATATCTCCGTCTCTGCCAATACCTCCGAACTCATCAAAATTATCCGAGTTCTCTTTAGCGTCATCAAGACCTTTTTTAAATTCTTTTCCTGGATCAATATACTTTTTACTAGAGTACATGCCTTTTAAGTCGCCGACTAGGCTCGCCATATATTTAGCCATAGAAGCTTGCTCCATGTTTTTACAAACTGAGCCCGAAGCCTTAGCCGTTATTGGTTTTGCTTTCATTGTTTAGTTATTTAGTATTGTTATATGCTTCGCGTTCCCATTCAAAATCCCCTCCTTCTTCGTTGGCTTCACCGGTTTTCATGTTTATCAAAGAACCATTCATTCTTTTATACACTCTAGACGGTGACTTCGTGTCTTTTTTCCACATTACTCGTTCGTCATCATATTGAAGTTTATTTTGCAGCATCTGTTTATGATGCTCATTTTCGTGGTCAACAACTTCTCTTTTCTTTGCTGGACTTAAATTAGGAGCAACAAATGTTGTGCCGTCCCTGTTGGCTTCCCCCATAATACCAACGCCCATATTTTTTTCAAATACAGGTCTGCCAAATTCTGATAGCTCTTCGTTTATGCCGAAAAGTTCGCCTTTAGTTTTAAGCTTAAATCCCATTAGTAATCTATATAGTCTTTTATTTCTTTTTTAGCATCGCGGAAGTCTTGGCGTGAATTACGAATCCGTTGTCTTGCTTCTCTTCTTGATATATTGCCTTCTGACTTGTCAAATTTTGCATTAGCCTGAGCAAACTTAAAATCAGCTTTCGCACGCGCCTTAGCACCTCTTTTTGCTGCTTTTAAAACTTTTTTATTTGTTTGCTTGGCAGGAGAACTACCATAATAGCCGTTTTTATAATTCTTAGCAGGAGTATCTTTACCTTCTTTAGCCGCTATAGCATTTACAATTTCTTTAGGTAAATTAGCTTTTTGCTTAGCGGTTTGTTTAGCTGGGGATTTAGCTCCGCAGCCGCAGCCCGATTCGCCTCCTTCAACTTTACCTACATTTAGCAAAGGTTCTTGAACTAAAGATTTAAATTTTTCTTTAACTCTATTTGTTATTGGGTTTGCTTTCATTTTATCGTTGTTTGTCGTTAATCATGTCGTCAATAGCCTTGTTAAAGACTTTATCCGTATATGTTTTGTTATTGTGGAATACACTTGTTGTAGCACTAGGTATATCTTCTTCGCCTAGCAGTATCTTATACATTCTAGTTATAAGTCTATTTGCTTTATACGAAACTTTATATGCCGCATATTTAGAGGTTGTTCTGTTTCTTTCTTTAAAAACGTCTATCCACCCATCACGTCGAAGTCGCTCCCACCGGTTTTTATCCCAGCTGTAGGTGTATACCCCATTAATAAAATCATTACGTGTAAAAAGACCTTTGCAATCTAAATACACTAAAAGTTCTAAATCAGCGTCTTTTAAATTATAAGTTTTACAGGCCCATCTTCTGACAAGCCTGTAATACTTTAATAGTGCAATTTCTCTTATGTGATGTGCGTCAAGCCTCATTCTACAATAACTACATCCGGTGTTTTAATAACGTAATATAATTTACCGTTAAATTCGACCCCTTGTCCAGCGTGCTTGTCATACCTTACTATATCCCCTTCTTTTATGATAGGTACTTGATCTCCTACACTTATAACTTTGGCCCTTACATACCTTTCGTCGCTGTTTTGTTTTTCTGTCAATTCTAAGCCGGCAACTTTTTTGGGAGCCTGCTTGATTTTATCTATTACTAAAAAGTGATTAATTGCTTGCATTGTCTAATCTTTTATTACTAATTACACAATCCGCTGAAACAATAGTTGTAGCAACACTAACTGCGTTTTTTAGCGCCGATTTTGTAACCAAAACCGGATCTATGATACCAGCTTTAACCATATTCACAGGCTTACCTGTTAATACGTCAACACCCCACCCTTTTCTTTTTAACTGCATATCTGGCTCTAAGCCTGCGTTATCTAGTATAATTTTATAAGGAGCTGTTATTGCATCTAGCAATATCTGTTCTCCTTCCGACTTTGCTTTTATTTTTTGAGAGGCATTTAGCAATGCAACGCCACCCCCCGGTACAATACCTTCTTGGAGTGCTGCTTTAGTGGCATAAATAGCATCTTCTATTCTGTCTTTCTTTTCTTTGAGCTCAACTTTACTGTCTGCTCCCACTTTTATTATACCCACTGTCCCAGCTAGCATACCTAATCTTTCTTGAAGCTTTACTTTTATATAGCCATTTTTTTCTAAAGCTATTTTGCTCTTTACTTCTTCTATTCTTTCTTTTAGTGCATCACCTAGATCGCCAACTTGCAATATTGTAGTGGTTGAATTAGTTACGGATTTTACTGCTTCACCAAGTACACTCGGATCAATCAAATCCAAGTCATCGCCGAGCTCCTCGTTTATAAGAGTAGCCCCTGTTAAAAAAGCCAGGTCTTCCATGCTCTCAAACTTAGTTGGCCCAAATCCCGGCGGATCCACAATGTTAACCTTGATGTTACCTTTTACTTTATTTGCTAAAAGCGTAGCATAAGGTTGCTGGTCCATATTCGCAACTATTAAGAGGCTTCTCCCTTTTTTAACAACATGCTCCAATACATTCTGTATTTTTCTTATATTTGGCACCGTTGATCCTACTATTAAAACCAAAGGGTTTTCTAATGCGCTAACTCCTTTATCTTTATCTGTAGCTAGATGAGGTGATTTTAAATTACTATTAAACTGTACGCCGTCTACAAACTCCACATAAGTTTCATTTGTATCAGACTCTTCCATTAGAACGACTCCATCTTTGCCAACTTTTTCGTAAGCTTCTCCAATCTTTTTTCCAAGCTCGATGTCGTTGTTACAAGAAATGCTAGCAACCTCTCTGAGCATTTCATTCTCAACAGGTATGCTGGTTTTATCAAGATATACCATAACTTTGTCGCAGCATTTTTGAATGCCACTTTTAATGTCTCTAATCGCTTTCTCATTTTTTAATTTCTTTATTGTATCTAACAGCGAATGGGCTAATACAGTTGCTGTAGTAGTTCCATCGCCTGCTTCTTTAACTGTATTACTAGCGGCCTCTTTTATTAAAGTTGCTCCTATATTTTCGACCGGGTCTATTAAGACTACGCTTTCTGCAACGGTTACTCCATCTTTTGTGATAACCGGTCGTCCCAGTGCATCCTCGTATATTACACACTTACCAGATGCTCCCAGTGTTGATTTCACAGCAGCTGTTAATTTCTCAACACCACTGTATACTTTGTTTGCGGCTTGTTCGCCAAATTGCAGATCTTTTACAATCTGACTCGGGTTATTAAATTCCATTTAATTAAATTTTAGTTTATGTTATTTATCAAAGGTTTTTACCACTTTAGGGCCGTTTACAAAATCAATCTTTTTTAGATAATGTTCTATTGTTTTATCTATTGATGTTTCCGCAGCTTCCATAGTTTCTCGCCTTGTTACATCGACCCATTCGTTGTCTTTGCGGAGGTCTTTGTACTCTGTTTGATAATACCCATTTGGTAACTGAACAATACGCCAGTTTGCTTTATCAGCAATGTGGTTCCATAGTTTCAAGTGGTTTTCTGTTGGTTGTGGTTGACTAGTCCACGAATTAGTCGAATAATAAACTGTCATTGGTTTTGGTTTTAAAGGTTATTAATATATATATAGTTACGCGCTTGCGCGATTTTTTTAAATTATGTTGTTACAAAGTGTCCTTGGAGCTTAAGGTCAAAGTAAGTGGTGTCGTCTTTTATCATTGTGGTGCTTAAACGTTCTGAAGGCGTGATAATCCCGGTTTTTACATTTATAGTTTTGACCATAATGTCTATAACTTTAGTGTTGCCTTGATATTGGCCACTTACCTGAATTGGTTTCATTCCATTGCCGGTTAAGGTTTCGTAGTCAATTGCAGCAAAACAGCCATGCCCATCCCATGCTACAGCTATATTTTCCGGCCAATCTGCAGAAACGGAAATTACGTTATTCCCTGCAAAAAATGTAGCTGCGGCTGCATCTATAGTTACTCTAAGATGGATACTAAATTTAGTCATTCTGTCACCATTAATAGTCATCGCGTACCATGAGTTTATATCTTGTACAGTGTACGATAATGCTGTGTAAGTAGTTCCCTCTGCGTCGACAAGTTTAGGGGTAATATTATAAGGCTTAAATTTTTCGCCCGCAGCTCCATCCTGCCCCGGTATACCCTGTAACCCCTGTATACCTTGAATTCCTTGTGGCCCTTGTGCTCCAGCTGCTCCATCCGCACCATCTGTACCATTTGTTCCCGCAATACCTTGAACACCCTGATGTCCTCTTAATGGCCCTATGTTAAGCCAAGTGCTTTCGGCTGTCCAAACATAGCCGTCCCCCGCGTCAGCACCACCGCCAGCTTGATCTATAATCCATAAATCACCTAGAGATCCAGATGCTGGCAAATCTCCTACAGTATCTTTTGTACCTTGTATTGTAATAGACGTTCCATCTGCTCCTGGCGCACCTTGTGCTCCATCTGTGCCATTTGTTCCGTTAGCTCCATTAGCTCCAGCTGGCCCCGTAGACCCTTGTGAGCCTGCTGCACCAACTAAACTGTCAAGAAAATCTTGAATTGTGCCTGTATTTCCTTCCGATATCCAAATATCGTATGCAGAAGCTCCCGCAGCACCCGTTCCGCCTGAAAAATACTCCGCTAATGCGGATATACTGTAATTTTTAGTCTTTCCGTAGTTCACACCTAGCTGACCGTCTGATCCAATTACCTTGTCAGCGGGGTCTATTTGCGAATCTAACGCGTATGTTTTAATTCTTGCCATTATTTAGTCTGTTTTGTAGTTATTTCCTGATTCTTTTTTAGTTCCCTCGCCTTCATTTCCCCTATTTGATTTTATAGTTACACATTTTTGCCTTTTATGGTCATAATCGTAACCTTTAGGGCATGGATTTTTACGACGTTCTCTTTGTGAATGCGCTTTTTTATCTCTTCTAGCCTTGGTTTTAGCAAATGCCAAATCTCTAGCTGCTTTTGCTCGCCTTGCGGCAGGTGATAATTTCTGCGCCATATTTGTTTTGGTTATCTTAGTATGATTACGTTGTTTTCAAATTAATTAATATCACATATATAGAAGCAATGGGCTATATATTAAATATATTGCTACCACCCCGTATGTAAAAGCCTTTTCTTTTTACCAGCCCCCGTGTCGTTTTACGGTTCCGGGCATTGGCTTTACCCTTTAGCGTGTATAGTATATATCTTAAGAGCTACTTGGTTCCGGCATTCTAACCAGCGTTTTGCAAGCAGCGGAGCGCGCAGCGCGTAGCGTATAGCATACGCGTATAGCATAATAAAAACGTAGCGTTCTAGATAATATAAGTGAATTTAAAAATAAATATTATGTCAAATTATTCTTACACCCTTTACAAAATAAGCATGCGAGTATACAAGAAGTGCTACTCGAAGCTAACATCTGAACAACGATCCGAAGTGTTGGATATATACTATGACTTCTACTAGGATGCTGGTTCGTATCAACACGAAGAACTGGCGCGGCAATTACAACAGTCGCGTTGTTCGGTTCAACAGCGAGCGGCATCTGGATAACTATCTGCGTGTATGCTACAGCAATGAGGTTACGAGTAAAGTGATCGGGATCGAGGTCCTGGACCAGTAACAGGTCTGGGTCCGGCTTACGGCCTGCTTTTGAAATAGGAGCGGAAGAGTGGACTCCGTGATACAACAAAGCGGAGCAACGCGGAGCGTGTATAGCAACGCGTATAGCACACCAAATACGTAGGTATTTAGATAATATATATGAATTTAAAAAATAGTAAAATGAAAAGATTAAAATACTTATTGGAATTAGAAAAGTTTTTAGTATCTAATCCAGAAATATTCAAGTACTTACCTCAACAGATATTAACGGAATTATATTACTTCCAAAGATGTCAAAGGAAATACGTAACAAACTAGATAATAACACTGTAAATAAATTATAAACTTTTAAATAAATAAATTATGACAAATCAAGAATTATTACAACAAACAATTTCAAAATTATCAAACGAAGAAAAGTTGGCAATCTATCCACCGATCGAAAGAAAGAACTTCGTAGTCCGTAAAAGTTGGATGGGTAG